TTATTTATTATCTTTATCTGTCTCATCTTGCTGTTTTAACTGCTTGAAGAACTTCTTTATAAACAAAGGAAATGGAAAATTCATCTCTCCCAAATTTTCAATTATACTTATTCCCTCATTTCCTATTACTGAAAATATTATTAACTCTTTAAAAGACAAGGGAATATTGAATAAGCTAATTGGAACATTTATAGGAGTTCCTTCTATTAATTTATCAAGTGAAGCACCTATTATAACAGCTAAAATACAAGATGCTTTTTTTATAATACCTCTAAAAGCCTTTTTAGATGATATTTCTTTCTTATAGATACTTTTTAAATATCCACTTATATAATCAACTATTATAAATGTCATCATTATTTCTAATGATTTACTCCAACCTCCTAATAAATATAATATAAAACCAATTGTACCTCTTATAAACCAATGCTCAAATAACCCATTCATCTTCCCCATTTTAATCTCCTAAAGTTTTCCTAATTTTTTCTCCCATTCACTATAATACAGTTTCGCTTCTTCTGTTTTATCTATTATAGCTTGATTCTTATAGCCTTCATTTTTAAGTTTCTTTTCCCAAAAGACTTCTCCACACATTCTTACAGCCTTATACATCATTTTTCTAACTCTCCAAGATACTCCATTTTCTTTTAAGATAAATAAGAATATTTTATCAGCTAATTCCCTATTTATCCCTGTATCATTGAACTTAGAATATAAATAATCATGTACCACAGCAGCCTCTGTATTCTTTCCATATCTTTCAAAAAATGGTCTAAGTACAAGTGGAATACTAGCACCATCAGTTCTAAAACCTGCTGGAATTACTATTGGAAAGTCTTTTATATATCTAGTGTAGTCTTCAACAACTACACTAAATATATTATTTTCTCTCTTCAACTTTAATTTACTCTTCATCATTTCCATTTTCCTCAATATCTATTTTTCTACCTGTACCAAATGTATCAGAAAATTTTTGAAGAGCCTTTTCTATTGCTTTTTTTATTCTTTCTCTACTAAAAAATTTTCTAATTAATATTCTTACTGGATATGGTAATTTGTCAGTTCTATATTCAACAAACTTTAATGCGGCATTAAGTTTCTTCTTATTGTCTCCATGTTTAAAACTTTCTTCTGAAGCAATAACTGCTGCATCAAATAAGTTTACATATTGCTTTCTATTATAAACAATATATCCTAAAATTACCCCTGCTAATGCTATCCATAGCCATTGTTCTTGACTAAATCCTTTTAAATATGCAATTACTTGATTAACCATTTTCTAATCCTCCTATTTTTTATAAACTACCTTGTAAGGTATTTTTCCTGCTCCTCTAATTTGGAAATGTACAGCATCTACTTTTTTCCATTCTCCACCCCATTCAATATTATATTTATCTATTAACCCATGTTTCTTTGCAGTTTCATAGATATCTTTATAATAGTGAAAGTCTTGTGGTCCTGCTTTATAAACTGTTTTTTCCACTTCTTTTTCCACTTCTTTACCATTTTCTACTACTATTTTTTTAGTTTTTTCTTTAACTAATACACCAATATCAATAGCATAACCAAGCCCATCAATTTTTTCTTGATGATTTGATTGAACTTTGTATCCATCACAATTTGTTCGCCATGTTCCTGGAATAGTTCTACCATATTGATATAGCTTATTTTGCTCCTCTGCTGTTCTCATTCCACAAGTTATTTTGAAATCATGAGGACTTAATCCTATTAGTTCTTCCATAAATCTCACTAGATCAGGATGAACCCCTACCATCATGTTTTTACTTGTTTGTGATAAACTAAACATTTACATCACCCCTTTTATTTCCATTCAATAGATTCCAATTCTTCCAAAGATTTTACTTTCATTGTTTTTGTTGCTATTGTTGTATACTCCTCTTGTGCAGCTGTTCCTCTTAGGATCCATAATAGATAAATATGATTAATTTCTCCAAAGGTAAAGGAATCTACTGAATTATCTTTTAATCTCCAGTTAATTTTTAAATTTTGAATTACTTCTGATAATGTTGTCTTATCTCTTATAATTGCTTTTATCTTTTCTTCAAAACCTGCTGGAACCTCAACTTTTAGAAACTTAACAGCCTCTATTATTGCTTTTGGATCATTGCTTGTTGTTGCTATATCTATTGCTGATTTTACTCTTAAAAAGTTTATTTCATCAGCTTCTCCCATTTGGAAAATTTTTCCATTATAATTAAAATCAGCATAGATTTTATCCAGCAAAACTTGTCTAAATTTTCTTCTTGTAATATGTTTTAACCCTTCTAGGTCTAAATCCCATTTATTAGTCTCTTTATTCCAAAAATGGTATTTACTTGGCTGAGGAACTTTAACAAGTTTTTTATTTTTTATAAATTCCCCTGGTTCTAGTTGAGTTTCTATCCCTTGTTCTATTTTTTCTTCTTTTGTCATTTCCATTAGCTCATGATTCTTAACTATTGGATATTGAAAATTCTTATCTGTTATAAACATATCATCAGTATATTCAGGAAAGTAACTAAGAGGATTCTTTTTAACATCTTCTAAACTATTTGAATATACTGAATATTTTAATTCTGTACCTTTATAAAAATTTATTGTTTTCATAATTATTTACTCCTTTCAAATTTTTAATACTGTTTTTGTTATATTCCATTTCAAGTGGACTATTAGATTCTTTATAGATTTTCAAATTTATTCAGATTTTTATAATTAAAAATGTACTTTTAAGAGTTTTTTATATAAAATTCTTAGATTTTATATTTAAGAAAATCTATAAAAATAAGTTCAAAGTTACAAAATTTATTCTAAATTTCTTTATAAATTTGAAAATCTCTATACTTTTTTACTAAAAAATACCTAATTTTTTCCTTGCTACAATGAGAGTATTTCTTATTTCTGCAGCACTTGTTTTTTGTATATAATGTTTGCTTGTAACTCCACTACTACTATGATTTGCATAACTAGATGCAAGTCCTAATCCTGCTAAATTGTTTATTAAATTTATAGCTGTTTTTCTAAGCGTATGAGGATATAGATCCTCAATTCCTAAAATTCTACCTAGTTTCTTTATCCTACCTCTAATTGCTCCTTGTGTCATTTTCCTATACTCTTTTTTGTATTTTGTAATAAAGAACCATTCACTTTTTATTTCTTTTTCTTCTCTATATTTAATCCATTCTTTTATTAGTTCCTTACATTTGTTAAAAAAGAAAGCATTTACTATATAACCTTCTTTTTCTTTAACGTCTGTAAAATAACCATTTTCTAAATCTAATTGATTTAATTTTAAACTTTGAATTGCTGATATTCTGCATGCGCTATCTAAAAATAGTTCCCAAAGTATCCTATCTTGTAAATCATATTTTTTAAATTCTACTTGCATATAAAGCCTAACTGTTAATATTTGCTCTGTTGTTAAAAAATAACTTTTTCTAATTTTATCTTTGTCAGTAAATCTTAATCTATCCAATTTTTCTGAAAATGGATGATACTTAATTTTATTTCTACGAACACACCAAGCATAAAATGTTGATATAGCTGTAATTTTATTCATTAAAGTTCTTTTACTGTTCCCTAATCCTCTACAATAATTCCTATAACTTTCCATTATGCTGGGCATTTCTAAAAGTGTATCCTTGCTTAGAAGCAACCTATTTTTATAAGTCTTTTGAAACCACACCAGGAACAATTTAAAATTGTTACAGTATGTTTTATAAGTTGTTTCCCAAGTTTCCCAATTACTGCTCTTACAACTATTCAAATAATCTAAGTAAATCTCTACATTTTCCTTTTTTAAATTTTCTAAAACTTTTAATTGCATATATAAGCCTCCTATTTTTGATAGGTTTATTATATTGCTTTTAAGTTTTTGGAAAATTTCTACACATATAGAGAGTTTAATAATTATGCTCAAATAAAAGATGTAACAAGTATTACAGCTAGGGTATATACAGTTGGAAATTTAGCAATTACAAGTATAATAGTTGAAACTCCTAAATTGATTGGAAAAACAACAATAAAATTTCCAATTAAGTATAAAGCACTGCCATTTGTAACTTTCCAAGATAATGATACTGCCTCAACTCCACCTGGACCTCTTGGAATCAATTGGACTAATTTGGATTCAATTGAAGTACAAGGTTTTAATGGTGGTTTCACAATGTTAGTAGTTGGAGCAATTTAACTTAACTATTTACAGATAAAATTTGTGCAATAAAATTATTATCAGCTGTAGAATTTGTAACAGTAGAATGAGTAATTGTTATTACATTATTTTTAAAACTTAAAACAAATTCTCTTGTATCAGAAGTTATACCTACTGTAAATGCAATATCCCTATTTCTTATAATTTCTGTTCTTAATATGATTGGAGTAAAATAGTAAAAATTATTATCATCAGCATAATTTATTCCTATTATTTCTATAAATTTAGAGTTACTAGGAATTGTCCCAAGTGTCTGTCCTTTTGTTGCAGCTCTACCCTTAAAAATTTCAGAATATTTAAATAGATTTTCCACTGTGGAAAATTTAATCAAAGCGAAAATCACAAAGGACTGTAATATCGTCCATAATGACTGTGCCATTGCTTTTGAGAGCTGGTCTGGATATTTGATGAAAAATAGACCTGCTGGAGATAACAATAATTTTGGGATATTAATTTCATTTAATTATCCTAGAAAAACTCAATTATACATCTCAGGGGGATCTATGTACACTCGTGTAAACCAAGGAACTGAGGATTACAACAGTTGGAGCCTTTGGTTAAGATGTAGTAATTAATCTTCTATGATATATAAAGCATTTAAATATATGCTTTCTTCTATCCCAGATGGTGTAAGAACATAGACTTTTCCAGTATTTTCTTCATATCTTGTTCTTAAACTTCTTCCTGATGGTTGGGATATTAATAAATGTATATTAAATATTTTAGGTTTATAACTTTTGGGAAAGGTAAATAGTAAATCATTAGCTCTTAATTTACCTGCTATTCCAGCTGGTATATCTATAAATAAATGTCCAATTAGCCCTTGTTTTTGAAAAATAAGTTTTGTATATTTTGTTTCAGAGGTTTTATCTAATACTTCATATCTTTGTAGATTTTCCACAGTGGAAAATTTAATCAGTTCTAAAACAGAAGGGAATAATAGTATTCTTAAAATTGGAAATGTAATTATTGAAACTATTTCTGTTCCAGGAAATGCAGGAATTAGGACAGCCTCAATAAAAACAAACTTTAAGAGTATAATTTTTGCATCATTAACACCATATATCACGTACGGGCAGCAAGTGGATAGTGCTCAATCAATTCATGATGATTATGGATATATTGTTGCAAATAAGTTATTACGTTTTTACTGTAATGGCAATCAAACTATTAATGCTTGTATTATAGGAATAGTTTAATTTAAACTCTAGCTGGGATCTAAATATATCCAATAGCCATTAATGTAAATGCTCCTTCAAAATTAGATACTGTAATTTGTGTAGTTGTACCCCAATCAACGGAAGGAGAAGTTGCTCCACTTGCCCCCGCATTATTATCTGTTACAGATATAAATGGAATGTCTTTAAAAGGCTCATCAAAATATATTGAACACTTATTATTTATGTTTGCACTAACTTCTGAAGATATAGTAAATTGCATAATGCAAAGTCTATCTATTTTCATCTTTCTAAGGGTCGCATTTTTACAATTTGTGACTCTACTTGTTACATCTTTATTTTCAACTTTAAATAAATTTTCCAATCTCTCCAAAAGTGAGTTAGAGTCAAATGGAATATAATTATTAACATTTGGAGATATATCACTATTATTATTTTTACAAATATATAGCTTTTTTGTGTTATTATCCCAGTACGCTTTTCCTGCTTCTTTTTGTCCAGCAATATTTAAAATTCCACCGTAATCTTTTCCAGTCATTTGAGTAAATTTATTACCTTCTAAAACAGTATCTTCAACTGTCCCAAATGCTTTATTAAAAGCCGTCTGCTTGTCTTCAATAGCTGGTTCTTTTCCTTCATTACTCTTTTTTAATTTTAAAAAACTATCTTCTATTTTTTCCCAACATTCATTCCAAAATTCTCTGAACTTGCCTTTATAGTTTGCTTTCCAAACTGGTAATTTTATTTCTTCTGTTACCTTTTCAACTTCTAACCGACCTTGTGGATCCTCTATCCATTTTGCCATTTTTACCTCCTTGAAATTTTTAACTTCTCTATATCTTCAAGTTTCATTTCTTCTAATTCTGTTAAAGTATACATTTCAATATAGTATTCTTCCCTAGCAAGAGTTATCTTTTCAATTTCTTCCAGTGTCATTTCATGTAGCTCAGAAATTAGATAATCCTCTATGTAAATTCCAAATTTAACTTCAAGACCTACTCCAGCAGCTTTTATTTTCCTAACCACCTTAAAAATCTCTTGTTTATCCAATTTTTCTGGAATACTTATAAGAATTTTAGCTGATAGTTCAATTATTCTAAATTCTTCCTTATTTAGCTTAAAATATTCAGATAAAATTCTTTGAATTTCTTCGGGACTTCCTAAAAATTGTAAAAGCGATATTTCAAATTTTAGTATTCTTCTGTATTCTTCATCAGAAAGTCCATTTCTTAAAACTTTAAAATTTCCTCCTAAGAGGTCTAAAAGATAGCCCTTACTTTTATCTATATCATTAAACAAAGCTAGTTCATTAAACATTTTTCTAATGTTTAAATGCTTTTCATAAATAATTTCAAACAACTTTTTTACATAAATTGTATTATGGTATATATGCGGGATTCTATCCAAATTCAACTTGTAACCACTATTGTTACATTATTTTCATTTCCAATTGCAACTTCTTTTTTAGACAAAATATAATCAGTTTCCCGCTCACTGTATTTAGTGTCTCCTAGTTTCAATCTTAATGTTTTTATTCCACTTGTATGTTTATATATTTCTCCAATTAATTTATATAAATAAATTGTTCCAGCAGGCTCTATTTCTGATAAATAATTTATAAATATGTTATTAATTACTTTTTTAAATTCATCTTTCCAAACTTCTTTAATAGTTGTAATTTCTACCTTTAAAAAGATTTGTTTTTCTATTGCTCTACTAAAACCTACACTTATTTCTTCAAATTGCTTTGTTATATCTCCTACTGCTCTAATTCCTGCAAGTTTATAATCATATAAGGCTTGCAGTATATTTTCATCAGTATCACCAAAACAAATAGCTTCATAGCTATGTGCTAGTCTTCCCTCTGCATCAAAATCATCAGTATCATTTTCTAATACTTGGCATTTTTTAACATTAGTATTTTGAAGTATATAGTTCTTAATCCCCTCTGTTGTGAATGAAGTTTTTCTATCTATTCTTTCCAAATACCTTTCTCTTAATTCTGTGTCTGTTTCTAAATCAGCTCCACCAAATGTTCCTATTTTATTTTTAATTGACTTAATACCAGATATAATCTCAGTTTGTTTAATTATTTGTCCTGCTGAAACATTACCATTTTTACCTGCTTCTAATGCAATTATTTCTAATTGCAATGGACTCTTTTCTACTTTAATTGCTCTTGTATTCAATGTTATAAATTTTTCTTTTGACTCTGTTTCTATCCCCCAAGCCTGTGGTATTATAGTTCCTATATCTGCTTCTATTTCTACCTTGCCTGTTGCTTTTTGTGGTTTTTTCCAAGTCATATTTAAATGTGAAGTTATAGCATTTAAAGAGTTACCAACTGCTGTATAGACATTTAAATTATTATAAACAGCTAAACCTTGCAAATAACTATCATATTCTTCAGCAGCATCAAATTTTAAAAGAGGAATAAGAACATTACTATCTGTTTCTCTAATATTTGGCTTTACTGTCTTAAAGTCAGTAAGTTTTCTTTGATAAATTTCTTCTACTGTTGGCAATTCAAAACCTTTTTCAGTTATCATAATGTATATATTTCCCCCTTTATCTTAATTTTTGCTACTATTCTATTTTCAACAAATTCAATGCTTTGTATTTTTTCCACTTCTTCATATTTTGAAATAGTTTTGATAAGCTCTTGAATTATCTTTGATTGATTATTTTTTATCTGAAGTAATCCTTTATTTTCTTTATTTAAATAAGGAACTCCATACAATGTATTTAAAACCCATTGTTCTTTATTTTGTTCCAACTCAACCCTTATAGCTTGGATAATATCTTCAACACCATCAACAAGTTCACACACACCATTTTCATCAAAAACTATGTCACAATTATTATTTAATTTTATACTTGTCCCCATAATTTCCTCCTATTGTGCTTTACTTGTTGAAGTTTGAGGATTAGATCCAGGATTATAATTATGAGTATGGTCATTTAAACTTATATCTTTTCCTGTAACATCTCCACTTGCTCCTATACTTCCATTAACTGTTACTGTTCCAGTCTGTGTAGTATCTCCTACCTGAGTAGTATTCCCATTTATTGTGACATCTCCATTTATAGTAACATTGCTTGTAATTGTAGTTTTATTACTTCCAGAAATTATGTTTATATCTCCATTGCCTTTTATCTCTATTCTTGTCCCTGCTCCAGTCAAAATAATATCTTCTGAATTATCCTCGTAGCCACCTTCACAACTTCCGATAATGTATGGTTCATTAAGGCTAAATCTTTCTAAACTTGTGTCTTCTGATATAGTAGATTCTGAAAATCCTATCCAAACCTTGTCTCCTTCTTTGCGAGGAAATTGAAGTTTCCAATCTCCAAATTTGAGAAAATCAAGTTTTACATCAATTAAAGTTGGATATTTAGTTAATTTCCCACAAAGTACTCTTTGAGGTATTATCTCAACTGTACAAGTTCCAGCACCATAATCAACACTTTTTACAATAGCAGGTAAAGATGTATGTATTTCATTTTGTCTGTCCTCAATCATTGCTTTTATTATTTCTAATTCCATTAAAGTACCTCTAAAATTGCATTTACTGAAAATGTTTCAACATCTCCAGCTGTATAAGTACATTCTTTAACTATTCCTTCTCCATTCCATACAGAAGACTCTATTTGCAGTTTTTGACCTATTTTTACAAGTGGAACTAAAAATGCTTCTATTGTATATTTTTGCTTTTCTTTCTTTTTCTTATTTTCTTTTTTGTCTTTTTTTACCTCAGCTTTTTCTTGCTGTTTTTCAACTCTAACTAAACCTTGTTCACTTCCCAGTTTTAAAGTAGTGCTATATGCTTTTCCTGGAACTTTAAATTCAATAGTTGTATCAGTAAATCTTACAATAGTTCCAGTATCTTTGGCTAAAATTGAAATAACATTAGAAAGTCTATTTGAAAAGACTTTTCCATTTGGATAAACAGTATCTTTTGCTAATTCTTTAACATCTATTTTAAATGGAATACTTTTTTCTAATTGTTTTAATATTTCACTTGCTTTAATTCCTGCTTTAAATTGTACATTCACAGCTGTATTTGTATAAGCACGATTATTAGGACTTGCAACAATAACTGTTACTAAATCATTTCCATCTCTATATGTTCTTATACTTTCAACTAAACCTCCAAATATACTTTGATGTAATTCTCTATAACCTGCATCAATATTAACTATTTGATTTGCTTGGAGTTTATTTTTTGTAGTTTCAGACAAGTTATATATTTTAATGGTAGCTGTGTCACTTTTATTATCATCCGTACATTTAACATCAAATTCTATATCAATGTCTTCATAATCAAACACTAACTCTCCAACAGTTACTACTCTCACTTGTTTCCATAATTTAGCCATTATAATCACCTATCAGAAAAAATTTGTAATCTTTGTTAAGATTTTGAGGAGTTATCTTATCTCTTTCTTCAGCGAAATCATTTATTTTTATACATCTTAACTGTTGTAATTTCTCAATTCTTACAAGAGACAAAAAATTTATATCAGGAACTAATCTAAAAAAACCAGTTATTCTGTTTTCATCAGAGTCTAATATAGATACATAAATATAGCTGTCTACATTGTTATAAATTAAATCTAATTTTAAATTACTCCCAATATCAGCTATTATTCCATTTTGCTCTATTCCTTCAATATCTATTTCTAATGCCTTTATCATCCAACTAATCCCCCTAATTGTTTAAGTGAAGATTTTCCTCTTTCTTTTTCTTTTCCTTTTGCTTCTATTTTTGCCTTTTCAGTATTAGTTGCACCTTTTACTTTTGCAGTAGTTCTTCTCTTTTTTCCACCAGTACTTTTAGCTTTTTTATAGTCTGTTTTTACATCAGTTGACTTAATTTCTGCAACTGTTATTTGCCTTAAAACTATATAATAAGTAAAACAATCTTTCTTTGTGTAATCTTCTATTTCTTCTATACTTTCAATTACAATATTTTCATATTTATCTCTGCCAGCATAATAGAAAAGTACAGGTTCTCCTGCTTCAAGCATTTGTTCTAAACTTTTTCTATTAAATTCTTTTTGATTAGAATTGTCTACAACAGTTATATTTATAAGCATTGCTTCTTTTCTGACTGTATCAGCAATATTAAATCCTTTTTCAACTCTTCTATTTGTAACAGTTGCTGACATGGTTCTTGATTTTTCTGAAATAATATCAAGCTCTACATCCCCAAGTTTTGATTTTTCTTTTCCCTTATTAAAATAATCTCCAATCATTTGCATTAAGTTATTAAATAAACTCATTCTAAACCACCTGCTTGAGTGTAGTTACCCCCAATTTCTGCTCTTAGTCTTTGCTTCTCTTCTTCCTGAATTCTTCTTACAACACCTTCAACCTTTTTAGCAACATCATTTTGTGCTTCTCCTGTAACTTTTATTTCATATTTTGAATTGTTTATATATTCAAATTTTTTATTTTCTTTTTTTACTACAGATTTTTCAATTTTTTGTTTAGTATCTTGAGTTATTTTTTTATCTGGCAGTCTTGGTGCATAATAAGTATCTACTTTACTAATTTCCTTATTTTTATTATCTAAAAGTTGTTGAATTTCTTTATTTTTTTCATAAGTTCCATAATTAGTTGTTGTTTTATTTTCATAAGGAAATCCATAAGATGATAAAGGTATAACAGGTGCTGAACCTGGAATTATTATTTCCTTTTCTACTGGAAAAGCAATATTTCCTTGATTTTTTTGAACATATTCCATTGTTTTAAAATTTTTTTGTTGCTGCTTTATTGCTTCATCAAGGACATATTTTTGGTGCATATCATCAGTTTCATTCATGTGTTGACCTGCACCATACAATTTGTCCCAACCACCTGATATGTTTCCTAAAGATGTGTCCCAATTAATATCTTCAAAATCTCCTGTAAGTACATTTACAGTATTCTTTCCAAAATCATAAATTGCTCCACCAGTTGCTCCCCATATCATTTGAAGTAACCCAGCCCCACCTTGTAAAGTATCTAATAAGTCAGATAAAACCTTAGTTGTTAGACTAATTTTTTCTATTCCTGAATCAGCTTTGTTTACCCATAAATCCCATAAATCTGCAATACCTTTTCTCAAATCTTCAAATCTATAATCTGTTCCAGTAAATTTAAGAATTGCATTTATAGCATCTTCTGTAAAACTTTCTTTTCCAAGAAATGCTGCAAATATATCTTCAATTATCAAAAAGCCACTAATAATTGGAAATTGTTTTAATAACAAAAATCCAGTTATTAATTTAATAGTATTTCTTGCTTCTGGTGGCAATGCTTTAAGAACATTAAAAATACCTCCTATTGTTCTAGTAATTGTATTAAATGCCCCTGCTCCTGCTTTTATAAGTCCACCTAAAAAATCTTGAATCCATTCAGCATTATCAGCAATCATACTCCAAAAGTCTGCTCTTGTATCTCTTACAAGTCCGCCTATATATTCATAGATATCTCCTATTCTATTTTGTGCTGAAACTATCTTTCCTTCGGGAGTTTTTAAAAATTCAGCATTTTGTTCTCCTACTCTTTCTTTAATTTCTTTTGCCAATATAGCTATTCTTTCTTGTTGAGTAGCATTCTCAAAAACTTTTTGTGTATGTTCATCTAGTACAATCCCAGCTTGTTTTAATGCTCTAACTTGTCCACTTGTAACAGCTATTCCTAAAGATTTACTCCATTTTTCTGCATCCATTGAAGTTGCTTTTAAACCTTTTTCAGCAACCATTAAATTTTGAACTTGTGGTAATAACTCTTTAATACTTTCTTCATTCAATTTAAATGAGGCTAACTGTCTTATTCCTGCTAATGATACTTCATCTCCAATTACTCCTGTTTTTTGAAGTTCAGAAGCATAATCTTTTAGACCTTGAATTTGCTCATCTCTGAAATTTTGTGCTCTTAAAGTTGCATATAACTTTGTTTCATTTTCTAACTGTAAATTACTAGCTTCCACAGCTTTGTTATATTGTCCTATTAGACTTGATATTGCAAAATATCCAGCAGCCATTTGAAATAGTCCATTACTTGCTACTGATTTTAAAGATGACAAACTAGACTTTAAGCCATTTATTTGATTATTAACAGCTTGAAAGCCTTGTCCTTTTAAGTAGCTCATTATGTTTATACTTAAAGTTCTAATTGCCATCTTTTATTTCCTCCACATATCTTATAAGTCTGTCAAAATACCTTTGTAATTCTCTAACAGTGTAATTTTCTGTATCCTTAAAATTTTTAGTATATCCACTTATACAAGTTATCATATATTCTATGCTTTCAGCATTATATTGAATACCATTACATTTTACGAAATGTTTCCCTAATTTGACCTAAATAAAGCATTTCACCTACTTGTTTAAAAACCTCTTCACCTATTTTTATAAGTTCTTGATATTTATAATCATTAACATCTTTTTTTAATTTTTTTAAAAAGAATTCTCCTACATAAGCTGCATTAGGTTTATTTTGTCTAACGGAATATATTATTTCTTGTGCTAGATATAGATCTTTTTTCCCATCTTCTTTTTTTAAAGATAGCTCTAAATCTCCATATTTAACAGAATCAGGGAGATTTATTATTTCTTCAATTGAAGGATTAACCTCTGCTGGATATTTTAAAATTTCTTTACAATATCCAACCATATCTTCATCAGGAAATCTTCTTTCAAGATCAAGAATATATTGTGAAGGTTGTTCCATTAAAACTATTTTTTTATTATTTATCATTAATTCTTCTTTTTTCATCATTCACTCCTATTTCAATAAGTCATTTGTTTCTTTTAAATCAATAACTCTTATTTGCCATTCCCTTGCCTTTGGTGCTTTTTCAGCATTAAAGTCAGCTATTTTTACAAAGTGTGCCTTTGAAGCATTTGACCCAATGTCACCATTGAAGTTTCCATCTACCACTAAAACTCTAAATTCTTTTGCACTTGAAGCAAGTCTTTTAAGAGTAACATTTAATGGACTTGCAGCTAAGACTTTTAAAGTAATTAAAGCATTTCTGTTATTATGCTCTACTGTTGTTGAATCTCCATCTACTCCTGTTATAACTTCTCTAAAATCTTCCTCATATGCAACTGTAAACTTCACATCTTCCCCAAAGTCATACATTCTAATTCCATCTATAATTAAATCCACTTTATTTGGATTATAGTTATAATGATTTTTTGGCATTTTTTACCTCCCTTCTATACTGCAAAATAAAGATCTATTCTAGCTTCTTTAATTCCATAAGTATAGTAACAATTAACTTTTACTCCTGTTAAAATTCCCTTTAAAATATCGTTTTGTGGGATATCTTCAACAGGGATCATTGTAACAGTAGTTTTTCCTTCTGCTAATGCACCCATAGTTTCAAATTGTCTAGTTCTTTTTAAAATAACATCTTTCAATGGACTCATATCATAAAATGTTGGTTTTGGTGTAGCTTTTAACCATAAAGTTATATCTTCTTCTAGTCTAAATTGAAGAGCCTTTGCACAGTGCTCGAAATCTATACTATTACCATTAATAGTTACTCCATTTGCAAGTCCTAATTGACCTTTCATTGAAGCAATATAATTACAGTTTAAAGTATCTAATTTGCTTTGCTCTGCTCCAACCATACCACTATCTATTGTTCCATTTATTAATTTATTTGCTATTAGAGTTGAACCAGGAAATTTTGATATTGCATAACCTGCAACAGCCCCTGCAACTGTTTCATCATTTTTGCTAAAAAATAAAGCTGTTGTATCTTCTCCAATTGCTTTTACTTTATTATCAACATTCATTACATCTTCATCTTTTGAAACCTCAGCAAATAGCATTTTTCTTCTTGCTCCAATTTCCTTAGAAATTTTAGCAATTTCTGTAATATCAGTTGTATCTACAACTGTTCCAAACCAGTCATTTTTTACTTCATCAAAAAACTCTTTATATTTACTATCTTGAATATCTTTACCATAAATTAATACTTCTTGTGCTCCTCCATTAAAGACTGCTTGAAGTATTTTATATATATCATCATCAGAAGTTAATCCAGTAACATCTTCAATTTTATTTATTTTTTGTTCTGTAATTGCTTTTTTTACTGAAAATACACCTATTACATTGACTGTTGCTTGTGCAACTGGTGCTGGTTTATGAACATTTAAAAAGACTATTTTCTTTTCAGTTCCTACTATTATTGACATTCTTTCCTCCTTATTTTGTTTCTATATCTATTTCAACTTTTTTAATATATTCTATTTCAGCAATATTTTCTTCAAGAGTATTAATATACATATCAAAGCTATATCTTTCTGTGTAACTATCCTTAGTTAATTCTGATAAATCTACTGTTGCTGTAATCTCTTCTATAACTATACTTTTTCCACTTCTTGCTATAAGCCAATCAAAACCTATTTTATGTTCAAATTTTTCTTTTATTTTTTCTACATCTTCAAAACTTTCATTTTCAGATAAAGTAAAGGAAAAACTTATAACATGTTGATGAACTTCATATTGCTTGAAAATTCCTTTTTTTCCCTCTTCTCTGTCTTCAAATTTATTGATAGTTTTGTTACTAAGAGTTCTTGAAACTATACGAGGTAAAGTTAAATTTCTATCATATTTAAAATCAACACTTGGCTTTATTTGGAACTTATCACTTATTTTTTCCATTTCTTTCAATAAAAATACTTCAAGTTCTCTATTGTCCATTTCTCATCAGCTCCAGTGAAAACTCTACAAAATCTGCATAAATTCTTGGTAATATTTCAGTTACTTTATATTTATATCCTTCAACTTCAATAACATCATCCAGTTTTAATCCAACAACTTTTAAAGTTTTTCCACTTAAAACGCCTATAATTCTTCCACCATCTTGTAAATTTGGATTATAGCCTCTTAAAGTTTTTTTACATATAAGCATTGCAGCATTAAATTTATGATCTGTTGTTTTTGGATTATCAATATTGCCAGTTATTTTTCTAGTTATTTCATAATTTCTCAATTCTTCACCAGCAAATTCATCTAAAGTAAATTCCATAATTACTCCTATTCAATCTTATACTTAACACTTCTTACAAGAGCTCCAGTATCATAAAGAGGTTTATCACTTCCCTTAGCTTTTACTGTACTTTCTGCAAGTGCCGCATAAGTCCCATTTAATATCATTTCTCTAACTTTTTTTACTACATCTTTTCCAACTGTTTCAAAAGCCTTATGTGCTGTCATTTTCCCATCTGCAATCTTATCTACACATCTTTCCATAAGGTTTGAAATATTATCATAATGTGCATCAAAAGTTGAACGAAAAAACGGACGAGCAGGAAAAGGTACATCAAAATTTTCATTTCCATATTCCATAAGCATAGCTATAAAATCCACTTTAATTCCACCAGGATATGTTGCTTTGTCATCAATATAAATAATTAGTTTCAATTTATCCAATTTTTCTAATTCTTCTTTAATTTTTTTATAACCATTATCTATATCTTGCATCAAAAACTTCTCCTTGAAAATCTTTTCATTATTCTTGCAGCCTCCACAGAAGCAAATGTTATATCTCCAATTTTTTGACTTCTATCATAACTAACAGACATATCACTTATAGACTTGCTTGTTATCCCCTTACCAAGCCTCTTTATATCTTCATTTCCACCTGTCATAATTGCATAGGCTTCTAATATTTGTGCTCTTTTTATAAGTTCTAAAACTCTTGGTTTATCCTTTTTTCTTGGAAAATTTTTTTCTGTTTTATAACCTTCTCTAGCACCAATATTTTCAATTTTGTCAAATGCTTGATACAAAGCTCTTTTTAGTTTTTCTTCATTTATATTTGAATATCTTTCTTCTAAAAATTTTTTAGCTTCTTCAAGTTCAACATAGCCTATCATTTTTTACTTCCTTTTTTCTTTTCATCATGTTCTTCAACATTTTCTTGATTTTCTTCTTCAATATTTGCAACTTCTTCTACTTTTGTTTCTTTTATTTCTTCAATAGCAGGATTTTTTAATAATTCCTTTGCTACTATATCATCTACTTCAATTTCTCCGTTGACAAAGTTATATACTTCTCCATTGCAATATACTGATACTTTATCAAATGTTTTATGTTTTAATTTCATTGTTCCTCCCTTTTAGGAATATCCCTGACCTCATTGTCAGGGACATTGTCCTTTTATTATTTTTTTAAACCAGTTATCATTCCCATTGTGTGAATATTTCTAACTTCAACACTTAATTCAGAAAGAATTAAACCTTGTGTTGAGTCTCCTCTTTTTCCCATATATTCATGGAATATTTCTCTGCCTTGTAATGGTCTTAATGTTATATCATCATGATTTAAAATTAAGATTTCAGTTGAACGAAGGTTATTTGAAACTATTATTGGTAATGTTCCAAAATCAGTAGCTACATGAGTTGCAATAGCACCTAATGTTGTTGTTTCAGGATTTGCTTGAATATATCCTTTTAGTAATTTTGATATTTTCATCTTTTGTACTCCTGGAACGTATAAAGCATAGTTTCCACCTGTTAAATCTCCACCAGCATTAAAAATTTTCTTTAATGCATTACCTAAAATTTCTAATGAAATTTCATTATTTGAAGCATCAACTACTTGTCCTTTTGCTAAGAAATTTCTAACTCCGTCCATTCCTCTTTTTTGACCACTTTCAAATTTCTTTCCTGAAATTATTGCTTTTTCTATTTTTCCAACTACCTTATCCATTTTTCTTATTTGCTCAAATGTATAAGCATCTGTTCCACCACTTGAAGGTAAAGTTATTGCAGTTGCTGTCCCAGATAAAGAAATTTCTTCTCTTATGATTTGAGTATTGTTATCAAAATTTACTCCTGCTTTGTAATTAGCACCTTGTAAATCTGCACCTTCCTCTAAGTTATCATTTATAAAGAATATTTCTTCTCCTGCTTCATAAGTTGCCCCTGCTGTTGTTCCAAGTTGTGCTCTTGTTACTGTTAAAGTATCTCCTGATATTGCTGTAACTTGTACAACTTCATCTCCTATTGCTGCTAGGCATCCAGCAGTAAATATTGAAGCATCTTCAACAGTAAATGATGTTGCTGCAGCTGTTGCTACTTTTGCTTTTATAGCTGTTTGTGTTCCTTCTGATGAGTAGTCAACCCAAGAAATTTTAGCTTGTGTTGTTGGTGTAACATTTCCTAAATTAATTAAATTAAGATATAAAGGTGCTTTGTTTGCATTTGTATATGCCAAAGCTGGTGTTAAATCTTCCTTTTTTCCTACAATTCTTTCTATTGTTATGATATCTGCCATTGTTTATTCCTCCTATTTTTTTTCTAATTCTTCTTTTTTACTTATTAAAACCAATATTTTTGCCCTATTTTGTTGTGACGGCTTTTTCTTTAATTCTTCAATTTCTTGATTTATTTTTTCAAGTTCAGTTGCAGGAGTTGTTTTTGGTAGTCCTGGTGGAGTTGTTTGCCCTCCTGACACTCCTGGATTAAATAAATCTTTATATGTTTCTTGAAGTTTTGTAAGTTGTTCATCTAAACCTTCAATTTTATCATCTTTAAAGTTAATTTTTGAAAAGTCTATTTTTGACATTAATAAATCCCCATACTTAACTCCAGATAAAATTTTCCCTACTGCTAATTTTTTGATATTTTCTACTGTTCCACCTAAAACTAAACCTTGTTTTAAAGTGTCGTCATTAACATCTATACCTAACTTTTCTTTTAAATAGCCTTTCACCATTTCCTCAGATAATTTAGATTTTAATTCTTTGTTTCCTTCTACAAATGCTTTTACTTCATCTTCAGTAAGTGGAGTTTTTACTTCTTTTGTTTCAACCTTAGTTTCAACTTTACTAAAACCATTCTTACTTAAAAAGTCCTTATTTTCTTCTTTTTTTAAATAGTCAATTACTTCTTGTTCATTTTCAATCATTCTTTATTTCCTCCTTGTTTTACTGGTTCAGCCCAACATCTACATCCAAACTCTTGTCCTGGTAAAATATCATCATCAACTCCAAAAATTTTTCCATCTTTTTCAACATGTTCCATTCTTACATAGTTATCTTCCATAGTTCTCCAAATATATTTTTCTATGCCATTTTCAAGCCATAAATCTTGAAGTTGATTAGCATATAAGTTACCAGCTTCATTTCTTGCCCATAGTTCATTTCTTCTATTAGCCCATTTTTGTAGCTTGTCAATATCACTAGACCCTAAACTTTTTTTGCTTTTTAACTGATCAATTAATGCTTTCATTTCTTTGTTTGGTGCATAATTAGCATTCAATTGACTTATAAGTTTATTAATATCAGTATTTGAAATGTTGCCATTTCTTAATTTTTCAAATCTAAAATTAATAGTACTATCAAAAGTTTTTAATAAATTTTGTATTTCTTTTTCTCTTGTTTTACCTAACTGATCCTTAAAAGTTTCTTTCATATTTTGTACTCTTAAATAGTTCTCTCTAATCCAATATTTTGCACCTTTTAAATCAGTCTGCTTTAATTCATCATCAGTTAAAGTTCTCCAATTCTTAAAAACTTCTTTATTTGTTGCAATAGCAACATTTTTTAAATCTTCAATGATTTTCTTTTTTTCTTTATTATCAAACTCAACATCTGAAAAATCTTCTTCTGTTGATTTTTTCATTTTCTTTAAAATTATCTTTGAATTAAGATTGAATACCCTTCGTAAAGTATTCTCAGCACTATGTGGAAAAAGGCTTTTTTTCTTACTCATTTAAACCTAACTCCTCTATCAATTCATCAGCTTGTTTTTTTATAAGACCTGCAACTCTTTCTTCTGTATCCAACTGTGACAATGTTTGTAATGCTTCTATTAATTTAGTTTTATATGCTAAATCACTTTTTAATCTTGTCATTTCTTCATCAATATCAACATCACCAATATTTACATATTTAATTGCACTTTCTATGCTTAAAATTCCTGATGTTATTCCTTGCACTGCTATTATTATTTTTTCTCCAACTCCAAGACTTAAAATATCCTTACCACTTATCGTTATATCTAATTCACTATTATGAATTATTGAATATCCCCATTTAACTATTTTTTCAAATCCTGAAAATACTCTATCCCTCTTAGTTATAACAGTTGATATAATTCTTTCTAAATCTCTTCTTTTCGCTTCCCCTGATACAGCCGTTCCATTTTTATTAAGCCCAAATGCCTGTTCATTTGTTCCAGTTGCTATATATATCTGCTCAACAATTCCAGTTCTATGTGTCTTCCATTCTTCTGTTTTAGTTTTTAGCTCAACCTGTTTAAGATCCTTGTCTTCTGGATCTACTATTATAACTCTATCATTTATTTTTACAGTTAAATTTCCCTCTTCATCATATTCCAAAGCCCCCTCTGGAACTTGAAGTAGAGGATTTGCAACTTTATCAAATGCCTGACTTGTTAAAGTATCTCCAACTACAAGTTCCCTATTTAAGATAACTAAATCTTCAACATAATCACTTCTTTTGAATAGATTATGAATTTCTACAACTTGCCAGCCTTTATATACTTTTTTCCAGCCTTTACCATCTTTTGTTGCTCCATATTGAGTTAAGTCAACTTCATAGTCTATTTCCTCAAAATTTTGACCTCCTATTTTGTACATTCTATATTCTGTACAACCTTCACTATATATTTCAGCTTTTAAAGTTCTTTTCTCTTCAGTAAAAATTACATATTTATCTATAATTTCTTCACTTAAAATACTAGGTACTGTGAAATACTGATGAGGTGCAACTATATCTAAATATAGACTATTGTCAACTATGAAACCTTTTAATAAAAGTTTTCCACCATAGCTTTGAATTGCCACTGCTTCTGATGTTTTATCTTGTAAATCAATTTTTTCTAATATATCTTTTTTCTCATCTTCTAAATTTACAGTTGGCTCACTATTAGAAGCAAGTTCAGCATATAATTTAGTAATTGAACCAAGTATATTATTTCCAACAATAAGATCTTTAAATGACTTTTCTCTTCTTACAATAGTGTTTCCTTCTCTTACAAACTCATAGTATTTATTATTACTATCAATTACTCCCATATATTCAAGTTTTACTCTACTAAGAACAGCGTTATAAAAAACTTCTGAAGACTTGCCATCAAACAGCTTTTTATTTCTTTCATAGTTCTTATATATTTCACTGCTTTTTAGCTTTTTATAGCCTTCATACATTACTTCCATTTTTACCCCTTTAAAACTCATTTAAAAGCCTTTCAATTTTCATTCAATAATTTATACCTAAATTTATTTAAAATGTTTTTTGAAAGCCTATTGAACGATATTTTTTATGTTAAATTCCTCTTGGTCGGATTAATTTTTTATCTTGTGAATTTCTTCTCTTTTTCAAATCACTTTCAAAAGCATAACGAGTAGCATCTATTGTATGATTATCTTTATCAACAAGTCTTGGTATTGTTTCCCCATATCTATCAATATCATAATCAGCCACTTGAAATTCTCTTGCAATATTTGGTGTCCTAGCTGGATCTATATATATTTCATTTTCAGCTAACCACTTCTCACCACTTTCTACACTGCCTTTTCCCTTCTTAGCACTGTATGCTCTTATACCATAACTTCTTAATTCAGCAACTGACTTTGGCTCAGCACTATCACAAGTTACTATTTCATTTCTTGGAATCATTTTTTTAATAGCTGTTGCTAGTTTCTTATTTGATATTTGAACTCCATAATATTCATTTATTGCATAAATTCTCTGCCTTGTTCTATCATAACCCCATCTAACAAAAGCCACAGGATCTGTTGCATAACCCCAGTCAATACCATTTCTAAAAGTATCCAATGTTTTTATAAAAGAATCAGAAATTTTTTCAATTTTTAATCTTGGAAATGGTACTATTCCACTTCCTATAACTTCTCCTAGATAAACATTTCTATATCTAACTGGCTCATTTTTTTTCATTTCCTCAGCTTCTATCAAAAATTCTTCAGATAAATAAGGATTATTATAATAATAAGAATGATGTACATAAGCACTTGTATTATTATCCACAATGTCATATTTCTTATTTATCCAATGATGTTTTCTCTCAGGTGGATTATATGATAAGAAGCCTTTGTACTTCAGTCCAGCTGGTAATACACCTCTTAGAATTGATTTTATTACAATATCTATTTCATCCTCTGTTGTAAATTCAGCAGCTTCTTCAACCCAAAAATATGCAGTTGGAAAATCAGCTGTTTTAAATGACTTTCTTTTCTCAGGTTTATCTACTCCAAAAAACATAAATTTATTTCCTCTTGGAATATAAATTATTTCCATAGGTGATACTTTAAAAATAAAATATTCTTCAACTCCTAGTTCATTGATAGCCCATTTAATTTGGTCATATACACTATTTTTTAAAGTTTCTCCTACTTTTCTAAGGACTACTGCATTGACTGGATCTCTCATTATTGAAAGAACTAAAATTTCAGCAATATGTGTTGATTTAGCTGAACCTCTTCCACCTTTACACACATATCTTGTAAAGTTTCCTTGTTGCCAAGCTCTGTATAATTTATAGAATTGAGGTAGGAATATGTCACTTATCTTTTTCATCTTTGATGTCATCTATAAATACAACTCCTCCATCTTCTTCTTTTTTATTAGCTTTCTTTTCTTGCTCTCTTCTTTTGTCCATTTTCTCCAAGACATTTGCAATTTTAACTAATGCGTCAGCAACTTTTGGATTCCCTAACATTTCTGGATTTTCTACAATTTTTAGAAGCATTTTCTTATGTGCTTCGTCTAATATTTCACCCATATCATCAGATGTAATTTCTTTTAATTTTCTAGCTTCTTCAAATTCCTCTTTATGTTCTTTTATCCATCTGTAAACAGTGCCTTTACTCTTATTTAAAGCACTAGCTATTTCATCTATACTTTTATTGTCTGCATACATTCTTTTAGCTTGTACGAGCTCTAACTTCATAAAGACACCTCCATAATTATTCTCTACATTGTTATAACTTCTTTCAGAAGTAAATGTTATAATATTTGCAAAATTTATAAAAATTGCAATAAATAAAAAAAGCACACCATTTTTGGATGTGCCTTTGAATATTAGTTTTATTTATTATTTTTTTAAATCAATTCTAATTTTTTCTTTTACTTCATTGCTTATAAATTCACTGTTTAAAATACCATTTATTGCCATTTCTCTAAAAATATCTATTCCATAATCTTGAACATCTTTATAAAGTTTTAAAATTGTTTCATCTTTTAAATCTTTGATTTCTTTTATACATCTTTTCTTTTCATGATAACTGTCTTTATATTCATCTTTTTTAGATATATAGCATTCATTAATTAGTGTTCTTTCTGTCATTCCTTCTATTTTTATATGATGTATTAAATAGTACATTTTTACTCCCTTTTATTCTTTTTTATGTATTCAATCAAAGCATCTTCTATTACATAAGATAGTTTTTTTTCATTAAATTTATTTTCAACCTCATCTAAAAGTTCTCTTTTTATTGTGATAGATCTTGATATTCTTTTATCTTTTCCTAATGCTTTTCTTCCAGAGCCTTCCCTTTTTCCACCTTTGGTCATTTTATCCCCTTTATTTATTTCTTAATATGAAATATCTTATTAAATTACTGATACATAATAATAAGATTATTACAGCTAATATAATGCTATTTAAATAATGATTTACTGTTATTAAAATAGAAATTATAATAGTTAAATTTAAAAGTTTTATATTTTTCATTTGCTTTAATAAGTAAGAATTGTTATAATATTTTTAAGCAGGGAGGGTTATTATCCCTCAACTGCTTAGCTATTATTCTTTGATTATCTTTATTAATTCAATTACTGCGACCAACAGCTGAATTGTGTAGATTGTCAAGAGTAGTAGCTCTTTTTTTGTTATTTTACTTTTTCCTCCTTTCTTTTTTGATCTTTTCTTTTTCTTACTCATCTCTTCACCTCCTTATGTAATTATTATACTTCTTTTATTTGAAAAAGTAAACCACTTTTTCAAATATTTTTTTATAAAAAAAGAGAGTTTAAAAACTCCCTTAAAATAGGCTATATTGATTATCTTTCTTTACTTGAAGGGTACTTTTATATGTGCTATTTTCTTCAAGCAATTCAAGACTTTCTAAATCAACTTGCCAAGTGTTCTTTTTTTGATTTTGAATACATCTGTATCCCAAAGTTCCAATTCTACAATAATTATATATTGTCCCTACTGAAACTTTTAGTCTATTTGCGGCTTGAGCAACACTTATATATTTCTTGGACATTTCTCCCTCCATTTTATTATTATTTTTTATAATATTCTTCTATATAATAATTTATTGTTTCTCTAAATAAAATAGCTCCATCAAACATAATATACATATCTCTAATTCTTTCTTTTTCTTCTTTAGTTAGTTCAAAATCTTTATTATTATCATTTTTAGAAAATCTAATCCTAACCTTTTCAGAATAAGCCATATCTGCTATCATATCATATTTTTCCTGATCTATGACAAATTTTGAGGTTTGTATAGTATATTTTCCTTCATGCTCCAAATCTTGTGATAGTACATCTCCATTAATTTCATATCTATTATTATCAGTTAAAATTATTATTTTATTAAAACTAAAATATCCATCATTACTTACACAACTAAATGATATATTTCCTCTAACATAATATACATTTAGCTTTGCAACATCTTCTTTTTTTATTTTAGATTCAAATATTTCTATTTTTACTTTGTCTGTTTTTTTTTCTGAAATTGGAAATATCTTTTGTTCATTATTAAAATCATCAGAAATTATCTCAGTTCTATCATGAGCTTCATCATATTCTTTTGACATTAAAGAATTTAAGTGTTCCTTTGCTTTTGAATTTTCTTTAAAAACTTCCTCAATAGTTACAAGTTTATCTTCTTTAATAGCATCTTTTTTTATACTTTCTTTTTTAACTTCTCCATTTTTATCTCCACAGCTAAACATAATTAAAGAACTAAATAATATAACTAAAATTTTTTTCATTTCCCCTCACTCCCTTAGTTGATTATTTTAATTTTATTATACAAAAAAAATTTAAAAAATTCTATATTATTTTATAATACAATACCACTCAGCTCTATCTAAAGAAATTCCAAAGATTGATTTTTTATATTTCTTTACTACAAAATCTACATTGAAAGCCTTTTGAATTAGCTTTGAAAGATTATTTTCAAGACTTCCAAATATCATGAATACATTATTATTTTTTAGATTATTTTTTATAAACTTCACAAGCCTGGCATCATCTTTTTCAGTCCAAATGTTGCTGTAATTATAGCCTTTTTTACCAATTTTTATTACTTCTGTTCCACACAAATAAGGGGGATCTAGTAGTATAAAACTATCTTTATAGCTCCAACTTTCATTAAAATAGTTATGTGTTATATCTATATTTTTTAATTTTTTTAAATATATTTTTATTTTCTCCATTTTTTGTATAGAGAAAAAACTGTTTGATAAAGAGTATCCCTTATTCATACTTGCCAATAATTCTACCATTTTTCTTTCATCTTCTGAAAAATTAAGTTTATTATCATTCCAAAACTCTTTATATCTATTTTTTATAATTTGCCATTTTTCTTTATCAGCAAATAAAAACCTTGATGATATTTTTTCAATATCTTTATATAGAAAATTAACTAATTCATTGTATTTTTTTATAGCCATTTTATTACACTTCAAGAAACTTTCAATATACTCATCTTTAACATTTGCTGTTACTTTTAAATCTTTAATATCCTCTTTTAAATTTACTGCTATTTCCATTCCACCAGCAAATAAATCAACATAAGTATTTTTCTTATTTAGTAAAAATATTTCTTTTATTTCATTGTAAAATCTTCCCTTGCTTCCCATATATTTAAAAGGCTTTTGTATCTTCATTTCTCCTCCTTAAACAAAAAAAGAGCCCAGTGATTCCAACAATTTTATTTGTTGAAATACTGAGCTCAATGCTACAAAGTATTTTAATTTATTATTTTTTAACTATTTTTATTGGTACTCTTTTATTTGCTTCTATGATGTATCCATTTTTTATTTTCACCTCACACCAGCCTTCATGCTTTTTTATTTCTTCTAAAATATACTTCTCATTCTTTTCAATGTTAGTTTCCATTCAGTACCTTCCTCATCTTTGCTAGTGCATTATGTTTCGCTATATGCACCCTTTGTCTGCTAACTTTCAGTTGTTTTGCAACCTCTTTTCCAGAATATCCATCGAAGTATAACTTTTTAATAATATATTTTTCTTGCTTTGTACAGCAATCCAGCAATTTAGCCACAAATGTTTTATTTTCTAAATCTACATTATTTATATTTTTATCCTCAATTTCTAAACCTTCATAAGTTTGAAATTGTATTTTATCCCTCCTTCCTTTCTTGATTTCAGTGATAGCATTATATGAAACCCTATAATTTTCTTTATCTATAAATCTTCTTATTCTAGCTTCAATGTTGGGATATAAGTGAGTGAGAAACTTAGTATTATAACTAAAATCATAAGTTTTTATAGCTTCATAGATTCCAAGTATCCCTTCCTGGAGTCCGTCATCTGTTCCACCCCATTTATTATTTATCTTTCTAACTGCATTCAAATACTGTTCAATTAGCTTTTCAGTTGCCTCATTATTTCCAGCTTTCGCTTTATGAATTAGTTCTAATACTTCTTTACTCTCCATATTCCCCTCTTATAATGCCATTTTACTTCTTACAATCTTTTCCTTAGCTACATCTATAACTGTCTTAATATCTTCATATTCTAGCCCTATATTTGTTAATTCTTGCTCTAATAATGCTTTATTTCCTTTTATTTTTTCTATCTTTTTATTTAGTTCAGCTATTTCAGCATTAGCAACTGCTATACTATTGTTAATTTCTGTTTTTCTTTCAAAATACTTATCTTCAAAATTATTTTCTTCAATCTCAGCTCTTTTTAGATTTTCAAGTAAAACTTTAAGCATTGATCTATTTCCTTCATCATCTAATCCATAGTCTATTGCATAGCAAGTTACTAAATTATCTCCAACAACTACATAAGTCATTAATAATTGCTCATTTATATAAAACTCTGCTTTTTTATTACCTTCATATGCTGCTGTATTAATATATCTAGATTCCTTAAACTCTTCTTTTAAACTTACTTCTAAAACTTCTATTTTCTCTTCGTTTGCTTTTTTCCAGATGTCCCAAGTTCTATCACTTATAATATTAGCTTTGTGAACCCTTGAAGCATATCTCATTAAAGCATGTTTTGTTATATTAATTTCTTTCATCATTTCCTCCTAAATAAAATTATGCTAGCATTTTTCCCTGAGAAGATTACTTCATTATGTTTTTTTAGCATTTTTCTTAATGCTGAAAAGCTAGGAAAACAAGGTAAAGTATATGAGTATTTATCATAAAATCCTCTCTCCTCACAATACTTTTTTCCATACATTTTTTCACAAGTTTTTATATATTTTTTTGAAAACTTCGCTTTTTCTACTATATGTACCCATTCTTTTTCTGTTGTTTGTATTTGTCCATCAACCATTACAATATATGATAAAGTCATGTTTTTTTGATTACTTACTAAACCAATAAATACTTCATGTTTATCTATTTCAAATTTTAAAAATTTATCTATTCTAAACTGTTCTTTTAGCCATGTATAATCTTCATTTGTTACTATTTTCCTCTCCATTTATCCCTCTTTTCTCCTGCCAGTCCACTATCTCTTCAAGAATATAAATTAACTTACTGCATTCCTTAACTGTCATATTTTCTAATGTCTTATCTTTCCCAAGATACTGTTCTATAAACTCCTTCTTATCTTTCTCATAGTAGACTTTACTATATAAAGTATTAAACTTATTTATTTGCTTTTCTGTTACATAGTTATTTATTAATCTTCCAAGTATTTTTATAAGAATCTCAGCTTGATTATAGCTGAGATCCTTACTAGATTTTTTATTAAATTTACTTTTTAAAAGTGCTCTATACTCTTCATCTTTTAAGCATGCTTTATATTTTAATGTATGAATGTATTTAATTTGATGTTTCTTTATCTCCTTCATTTTTATCCTCCATAACTGTGGTCATAGAAAGAGGGATATTAATTTTATTACCATTTTCATTTTTATAATATGCCTCTATAAATGTTTTAGACCTCTGAGGCTTCCAAGCCTCTTTAATTATTTGAACTCCTTCTGTTAGTTCAACATCATTTATATTACCAGCTATCTTTTCTAACTCCATAACTCTTGAAGCCTTTAAATTCCCATTCTTATCTTTTTTTAATAACAAATTAACTATTTCTAATAAATGTGTATTTTCACCCTGAACAGTTTTATAAATATAGTTCTTAACCTTTTCTATTCCAGCATGAACTGTATCGTCAAAGCTATCAAGCATTCTATAACCCAATGTTATAGATATTTTCCCATCACTTGTTGTAAATGTGTGAGATTGTTGATTATCTTTTACTCCATAAAGTTCTGCTTTTAGTTCTAAGATACTTTTAAAGTCATCAAACACTTCTTTTTTTAACATCATTATTTGTGCTGAAATATTTTTTATTTTATCTATTTCATTTATTACAGTTTCATCAACAAGATTTTTATAAGCATCCACCTTTGCTTTTCTCTCAGCTTTTTTCTGTCTATCTTCCTCTAATAATTCCTTTCTTAATATTTCTTTTTCTTCAGCTGTCATATTTTCTAAATTCATTTTTTCCTCCTATTTTCATTATTCTAGTATTTCAAAGTCTTTTAAAAATTCACTATTTATCCCTCTACAATCACCATTTTGAAATTCTAAATAACTTCCCCATAATTTAACTGGTTTATTTTCTCCTTCTTCTTCAACATCAATTAAATACTCATCAATATAATTACCTATTTGGAACTTTGGAAAGCCCCATAAACTTGCATACCTCACTCCGCCATTTAAAAGCATTCCTTCTTTTATTTCTTTTCCATTTTTGTCAAAAAATCCTTGCATTTTTCCTCCTATAATTTCATTAATAATATAAACCCAGTGATTAAAAAATATATGCCAAATATTGTATAAATAGCCATAATGAATAAAAGGAATTTCAATATTCTCAAAGCAATTGGCTTTTTACAATAAATTCTTTCTCCATCAAGATACACTTCTCCGTCACTATATACTTTTCCATTAAATACTGTTGAATATGTTCCACCCTTTATTATGTATGTTTTTCCATTTACAGTTACTTTATTCATTAATTTCCCCCTATTCAAAATATTCTTTATATTTTTCTTTTGCTTTTCTTATCCTATATCTATAAAATTCTCTTTTTTCTTCAGCTCTTTCTCCAGTAACATTTTCATAATCTTTTAAATATTCTTCCCATCGTTCTATTTCATCTTTTAAAGTTTTTTCAAACTCTTTTATAGAGTCATATTCTTCTGTATTATTTTCATCTCCTACATAATCTCCCATAATTTGATAAGTTGTAATACTTTCTTCTTCTACACAATCTCTACAATAAACTTCATTCTCATTTACAAATATGAATTCTTCATTTTCTCCAATTTTTTTATCACAATGTAAACAATGTACTTTACTTATACTCATACTGTTTTAATTCCTCCATTCTTATAAATTCTTCATATCCTGTTAATATATCCATAAGCCTTGCATATACTCCATTATTATCTTCATAAGTATATATAATTCCATTAATCTTATATAAGTCTTTTATTTCCATAGTTAGTCCTTTAATTTTTTAAAATCAATAACCCCAAATGCTACATCTTCTGTTTTAAATTTTTCTTTTAACTTATTTATTTCTTCTTTTATAAAATCTTCTAATAACTTAACCGTCATCTCACTGTTAAAACTAACAATTCTACTTGTATGTCCTATTGTTTTATATACTGTATAAATACAACTTACATAATATTTATATTTCTTTTTTCTTCCAAAAAACCCTCTTTGAAATTTACAATCTTGCCCAACATTGAAGCCTGCAATAAATAAAGTAATTCCAAGTCCTGCTAAAATCCAATCACTCATGATACCTCCTTATCAAATCTTGCCCATAAATAGCTTTTTCTTTCTCCTTTATCATTAATTACTTCAACTTGACTAATACTTGTATCTATATCTAATATTTCATATTCTTTGTCCAGTGTAAGCTCCCCAGTGTCTGGGATAATACACTTTACAATATCACCCTTTTCTAGTTTCCACATTTGAACCTCCTTGATTATTAGCAGCAATTAATATAGAAGCCACTAATATTGCTAGTATTTTTCTCATATTATTTTCTCCTTCATGTTGCTAATTCTATTCAACACTATTCTAAGCAACACTAAATTTTTGAAAGTTTTTTGTTTATTATTGCTATAATTTTTTTAAATTCTTCTGTAATTTTTATATAACTTTCCCTGGCTTTTGAATTACCTTTATTAGCCGCTTGAATACAGTTCTTCCTTTTAACTGAAAGAGTTGCTAATTCATTCAGTTCTTTATCAATTTTTAAAGCATCCTTTCCATATTCTTTTGTTAAAATCTTTTTTGCTTCCTCAGTTAATATCTTATCTTTCATATTTCCCCCTTTTATAATGCTAATGTTGATAATGCTGCATCTATATATTTTTTTTCAATCTTCAATGAATTATTTTGTAAAGCAATTTCATAGCTTGATGTTAAAATATTTGCTAAGTTTCTTGCTGAACCTCTTGTTTGTATATTTATATAACTTATTAATGTCTGGAATTCACTTTCTTTATATAGTTCTATCTCACTTTTTAGAAATTCTTTCACAATATTTGAAACATCATTTATTGCTAAATCTTTCAAAGTTATATTTACAACTGCACGGCTTGATAAGTATTCATATTCTTTTTTTCTTGATAAAATTTTACTTTTCAATACCTCAGTCCCAGCTATAACTACACCCACACCAGTTTGGTCTGCAATGCTTCTTATAATATCAATTACATTCGCTTTTAAATGTTCTCCTTCATCTATAATTATGATAGTTTCTGTTAGTTTTACAGCATCTTTTATTCTGTCTTTTAGAGTTTCAGAACTTCCACTTGTATCAAGTTTTAATTCTCTTGCTAACTTTTTAATAAGTCCTACACTAGATATTCCATTTTCTGCTGTTATTAAAACTCCTCTACCTCCATAAGTTTTTAACCATTCTTGTAGAGCATGAGTTTTTCCAAGCCCTGCTCTTCCATAAATATAGCCAATCTTTGCACTTTCTATAATTCCTTCTGTTATATTAGAACTCACATATTTTTTTATAGTGTTCAACACATGAAACACTCTTTTTTTAACTTCTGTATTTACAGAAAAATTTATTCTTTTTATTTTTCTTTTATGCCTATTTAAAAAGTCTTCCACCTTTTTTGAAAATGCTTCATTATCTCCTGTATAAGTTCCTTTTCTCCATTCACTTAGTGTGCTTGATCCCACTCCCATAGCCTTTGCTATTTTTGTATAACTCATATTATTTTCCTCAGAAAATATTTCTAACCTTGCTCTTAACTCTTCCATTCTTCCTCCTAATCTTCTAAATATATTCCTTCACCTATTAATATTCTTTCTTTTTTACTTTTATTTTCTATAACCTTAGTATCTTCAACTATTGTGCCATCAATTAGGTTTAAATCATCTCTTATATCTTCTCTTATTCCCATAATCTCCTTACTTAACTTGCTAATCTTTTGTAATCTCTTTTTATGTGTTTTAATTGCTGTAACATCTTTCCAACCAGCAAGTCCTAATTGTTCAGCCTTACATAAAAATTCACCAGTTTCTTGATACACAAAGATGTAACTTAAATCGTGTGGATCATACTTAATTTTAGCTTTTTCTGTCTGATGATAATATAAGTATTCATTAACATAGGTATTTCCCATAAATTCAATACCATTTTGCTTTATAGTTCTTATTTCTTCATATAAGAATAATAGCCTGATTTCTTGTTCTGACAACATTCTTCTATTTGCAACAGGATTTTCTTCTTCAAACACTTCAAGTGGAGTTCTATTATTCATTCCTCTACCTCTATGTGCTTTCAGTCCAGTAGCTCTTCTTAAAGCATAATAGTTATGGTTTTTAATTTGTATAAACTTTTCTATTAGCTCTTCAAGTTCCCACTGTTCTAATATTTCTCCCTTATCTAATTTTTGCATTGCAAAACTTCTAAGATGCTCAGGTCTTTCTATAATGTTTCCACCTTTATAAGTAGCAAATTCTTTTGTAAAACTTTCTTTAAAATCTACAAACCACCTTTCTATGTGCTTGGCTTGTGCATTATATGCTTTCGCATGGTCTACATCTATTCCTAAACTTGCATATATCCCATTAAGCTCATCAGTCCCCTTTAAGACCTTAGATTTATATGCTTTACCATTATCTGTGTAAATATGTTGAGGAACTCCATACTTTTCAATCCCTCTTTTTAGAGCTATTGCAATTGCTTCTGTTGTTTCACTCCAAGCTAAGCTCCAACCCACTATAAACCTACTTTTTACATCAATCCAGACTATTAGCTTTGGAGATCCGAAGTATCTTTCTCCATTTGCTTTTTTTCTATTTCCTTGATAGCACATCATTTCCAAGTCATGTCCGTCTGACATCCAAACTTCTCCAGCTTTTATGTCCTCGTAGCTTCTTTCAATGTATGGTGTATGAGTGTCTTTAAACTCTTTGCTTCCCATTCTTGCTTTATTCTTTTCAATAATGTTTATATCTTTATTAAGATAATTTCTTAAAGTACCATAGCTGATTGACTCAACTCCAAACATTGCAACTATTCTCTCAAATACAAATGTAATTTTGGGCTTGTTTTTACTAAAATAAAGCATTTTAGCAGTTTCTAAAACCTCTTCTTTTACTCTTCTTATTCCCTTAGTTGTCCCATGTCCAGAAGCCAAAGCCAGTGGATTATGTTTATTTTTTATATATATTCCCCACCACCTACGAAGTGTAGGTACTGTTAGTTTCTTTAAAATTTCCAACTGTTGTGGATAATTTTTATTTGCTTCTTTTACAAACTTCTTTATAATTTCTTCTTTACTATCTCCACCTTCCTCATACTTTTCTTCCAATTTCATACAAAGAATAAATCTAGCATTAGCAACCCGTTGATTCCAACTTGGTAGCTCATCAATAGCTGTTGCTTCTTTCTTTGCCACTGTCCTAGTTGCTACTTTCTTTTCTTTTTCTTCCTTAACTTCCACCAGTGAAGCTCTATATGCATCCACCTCAGAAGCCTTATATACATTTTTATAAACTTTCCCTATTTTTTTCTTTTCAACAGTCCAGCCTTGTAACTGTGCAAATCTTAAAGCCTGAGTTCTAGTTTTTTCAAAGAGTCTTTGTAAATCTTCTAATAAGTATTCTTTTGTCATAAAAGCTCCTTTCTAAAAGATCCTTACATTCAAAGCCCTTTCAATTCCTTTTTCAGTTTCTAGATCTCTTTCTGCATTAAGTCCTCTTAATGCTCGATATACCTTCTTTTCATCTAAATCTTCTTTTTTACAAAAATCTTTCAATGTTAAATCTCTTAGTAATAACGATTTTTGAAATGTTTTTACTCTCTTATCTCTATTTTTTACATAAGCTGGGACTTTATCACATAATGCTAGTACCTCAGCTTCTCTTTCCTCTAATTCTCCATTTAAAAGTTTTTTAAATTCATATTGACTTAGATTAAGCTCCTGCATTACCTTTTGTAGACTTATTTCTGCATCAATTAAATTCTTTTTTATTTCTGTTATTCTGATTAACTTTTCTCTATATTGCTCTACCTTCTGTTCTATACACATTTTCAAGCTCCTTTTCTAACTTTAAAATCATCTTTTTATATGTGTCTGGATGCTTCTTTAAATGTTCAAGCATTCCTTTTAAATAATTTTCTCTTTCCATTTGCTCTCCTTTTTGATATAATCAAAGTATCTAATTTTTACTGGGGACACCATAGCTTTGCCGAGCATGATGTCCTTTTTTTCTAATAATTAAAATATTGATAACCTGCTCTCTTATAATATTGTCTTAAACTATACACACTTTTTAATCTTAAATACTCCACTGCCTCCTCTTCTTTACCTTGTTTTATATATAACTCTAATGCTAATGAATGTTTCATATCATCAAGATTACAAACTCTTCCTAAATATTTTTTAGTATTCACTTTATTCCAGTACCATAATGTACTCAAATCAAGTGGAAAAATTTCATTTTCTAACTCATGCTTTTCAGCATATTGCAATAAATCCTTTATTAAATCCTTACTTACTCTCCTTCCTGATATTGTTCCATTTGGATAATCAATATCTTCAACCTTTACTTTTACAATCTCTTTGAAAAATAACCCTAACTCTTTAAGGACCATATACATAAGTCTTTCTCTTTCAGGCACTGAAGCTGTTAATATATTAAACTGCTCTATTGTTATAAAGTCCTTAGTTTTAAAAACTCTTTTATACTTCCTAATATTTTCAGTTATATTTAAGCCTAGTATTTCTTCAAAGAAAAACTCCAAAGCATTAAGTTCTACAAGCACTGTATTAACAGATAATGTCATTAACTTGTTATCTAAATATCTGATTACATCTTCTTTTTTTACATCTATCACTTCCTTATTCATTGATTCTAAAAATTCTTTTACTATTCTCTTGTATGTTCCTTGTGTTGAGATTGAATACTCTCTGTAGCTCATTTCTGACTGTAAACTTAATAAATCCAAATAAAATTTATTGTTCTCCTCCATCTTCATCTCCATACACTGCATCACTTAGTTCATTCACAGCACCAACAATTTCATCTACCTTACTTTTTATTAGTTTTATATCTTCTTGCATTGGTGCAATCATTTCAAAATATGCTTTTGCTTTTTCAAAAAATTCAAATATGTTTTCTATTTCATCATCTCTTTGAGTTACTAATTCCAACATTTTATCTATCTTTGGTTCTATTCTCATTGGCAATGCTGGGACTCCTGAATTTAAAGCTATTTGATTATTTTTGAATTTTGTTATCATCTCCTTTGAAAAGTTTTTTATAAATCTTCTAAATTGCTTTGCTCTTTCTGTATTTGCTAGATAAGCAACCTCAAAAATACCATCTTGATTAAATATTCTTTTCTCTCTTTTCTTTGATATTCCTCCTTCATTACTTAAAACTTTTTTTAAACATGAATATTCTGGACTTTGTAACTCTGGATTTCTTAAAATAATACTTTTAAAACTTTCCTTATCTTTAAATCCTAATGCTTTTGCTAATTCATCCATATCCATTTCAATTTCATTGTTATTATTTACCATTACTTGAAGTTCTGTATTCTCAAATACTACTAAATTACTTTTATTGTTCATCTCCTCCACCAACTTTTAACTCATGTTTTCTTAATAAACCAGGAGCATTTTCATCTTTAATATTTTGAATCTCCATATAACAAGGATAATAATCTGCCTTTATTTTTAAACTGCTTTCAGGAATATATAGAGTTTTATTCCTGTTTTTTTCTTCTTTTAAAAATAAATAATCTATATTTGTTTTTACTTTTTCCCAATCTGCCTTACTTAGTTTTAAAATTTCATCTATTAGTGTTTTTGATACTTTTATCTTAATCACCTCTTATTTCAATATGTTTTTTAATGTATATATTTCAATATTTTTATTTCCAATGTATCTCCAAAGTGCCTCATCATCTTCACCATTCTGTAGTTTTTCTTGATATTCTTTTAAAAATCCCTCTCTTATCTCCTCCAATTCCTTAATTTTTGCTTTTATTTTTTTTTCAAGTGTCAT